GTTACCGGAGATATCTTCGATGAACAGGATGTTCTTGTGTTCGAAGATACGGTTGTTAGCGTTACCGCCCAGACGACGACGCAGCATTTCCTGAGTGGATGGGTACTGAGAGTACGCACCAGTCACCTGTGGGTGAGCGATCAGAGCGGAGAACCACTGACGGGACGCCAGAACGACGATCTCGTAGTTGTCACCGTTGTCACCAGCCCAGTCGATGATGTGAGCACGAGCTTCAGCTTCCAGAACCTCGATTGGGTCAACACCCAGTTTGGTGAAGTCTACGTCAGCCGTAGTCTGGGTTGCACCCCAAACGTCGTAGTAGTCGTAGTCACAGGTCGGGTCATCCGGAGACCAAGAGGTGCCCTTCAGAGCAGCATACATGGCTTTGGACTTCAGGATCGCATGGCTGCGACGGATACGTGCCATGTGGCGCTGAACTTCAGCGTCAACCGTGGCTGGGGCGTTCTCGGTGCCGAACTCACGGAAGTTCTGGATATCAGCACGGTCGATGGAACGGTCCAGTGGGAAGAACGGAATGTTCAGGTTGATGATCTTTTTACGATCGTTCGCCAGGTGCTGACGTACACCACCACGCTGAACAGCCTTGATGTCACCAGCGCCGTCATCACGACGCTCGATACGAGCCACAGTGGTACGACCATAGTGTTCGGAGAACAGGTTCATGCTCTGGAGCAGAGTGTCCACACGTGGCATGGTAGAGATCAGGCCAGTGTAGTCAAGAATCTGGAAATCACCGTTTTGCATTTAAATATCTCCTGTTGAATTACAGTACGGAACCGATGAACTGGGTGCCGACAATCTTATCAGTTACCTGGTTACCTTGGGCTTCCAGAACCTTGATACCTGCGGCGTCGATCGCGGTGCCGTCAGCGTATTTGACTTTCAGAGCGTTCAGGGTCAGGCCGCGAACCGCCAGAACCATAGGAACTTTCTCGCCTGGTGTGAAAACACCAACGTAGTGTTCAACACCCGGCAGAACCTTACGGTCAACCAGAACACCGTAGATGTCAGCAGCGTCAGCAGGAGCGGCAACCGGAGTACCGTCTTCTTTTACCAACAGGCCAGCAAACAGGGTAGTTTTTGAATCCGCAGCCGCGCCGGATGCGATAAAGGTCATATCCACTTCTTTGAAGTTCCAGCCAGTGTCACCGAAGGCAACAACACGGCCCAGAACGATATCGGAGTAGTTACCTTCGAGGGTAGCAACGTGTGCTTTAGCCATTTTTAGGGGTCTCCAGATTAGGCGTTAATGAATTCAGCAGAGCCAGAAGCTTTCGCCAGTTCTGCTTGACGTTCTTTGATCACACGGTCCAGACGGGCCTGTGCATCTTCGGAACCCTTGGCGACTTCGGTCAGGGTGCCGTCAGCACCGATGCCTTTGCCATCAGCGAAGGATTTTTTAATCTGCTCGATCTCTGCATCTTTAGCAACAAGAGCGTCGTCTTTTGCTTTCAGATCAGCGGCAGCTTTTTCCAGTACAGAAACCAAGACGGCCTGCGCTGGGTTTTCGATCACATCGGCAACAACTTCACGCTGGTCAGCAGCTACGAAGGAAAAGCCGGAGGCTTTCTCAATAGCTACGGCGCGTTTAGCTGCCAGTTGAGCCTTAACGATTTCCTCAGCAGCACCAAAGGTTTTCTGCATAGAGGTCATCTGGGCAACCAGAGCTTCATTGGCCTTCATCAGATCAATGAACTGCTGGGATTTGGTTACGTCAACTTCTTTCTCCACGGGATTCTCCTCGATGGTGTTGGTAGATGCTCCAGCGGAGCTTTCAGTTGGTGCCTCAGCAGTAGACTTTTGTGTTTCCACAACAGGCTTGACTTCTGGAGCAGGTTCGGTTACAGTCTTATCACCGAAGTCGATACCCAAGTCACGGCAACCGTCTTCAAAGTCCTTGCGGGCCTTGATAAGCTCGAACTGTTCCATAAGGGACAATTCTGCGCCGTCACGGGCCTTTTTGATGATGGATACGGAGGCGAGTTTTTCATCCAGGTATTCCTGGTGTTTCTCGTTCCATTCCGCTTCCCATGAGTCATCATTAGGCGGGTTATCTTCGATGGACTGTTCGAACTCGGTTTTCATCCCAAGCACCTTGGTGAGCAACTCAGCGTCTCCACTCCACAAATGGAAGAAGCGGCGCAGGTACTCTTCCATGGAGATGGTGAGCGTAACCTGTTCGAGAGATTTAAGGATGTCAACCGTGAGCTTGTCAGGGTCAACTTCAGATTTGGTCAGGAGGCTGACGTGGCGGTTATTCGCGCTGTAGCCCTGATCTTTGTGAGTGAGAGCAATGCCGCGAGACTTAATCTTGCGACCTTTCTCGATCCACGTCTTGATCATTTGGCTTCCTCTTCTTCGAGTGAAATACTGAAGTCAAGTTGAGTCAGTTCGTTAGTCTCTTCGTTCAGCATTCCGCCGCACTGAAGTGACAGGCCACCGATAATTCCGGCCTTTTTCAACTCCCATGTTTCAGGGGTGTATTGAACCTTCGCTACCCATGACCCAGCTTTAATTACTTCGCCTGTTTCAGCGACTGTGACGTCGAACTCTGGTTGAATCCAGTGGTCAACGATTTTCCAAGAGTCGGTATCAAAAAGGTGATACAGGTTCTCCGTGACAGCACCGAGTTCCTGAGCCTTTTTGAAATCCTGTTGGGCTTTTACCAAGGTATCCTTGGACATCCATTGCCCGTGAAGGTCCGGGGTGTCAGGTTCATAAATGATCTCGTAAGAAACCATCTCCTCTGCACCTGCGGATTTCTGGACAAGGACGGAGCCAACGGCCCCGTCAATTGCAGCAGCTTTATTAAAACCCTGCGACAGAAGGTCGTTGGCCTTTTTCACAAACCGACTCTTTTGAATTCGAGTCAGAATAGCCTGTGAAGGAAGGTCGGAAAGGGTAATGTTTTCCATCATTGCTCCCGTGATAATTATTTTAGCACTGAACTGACTGTTTTGCAACAGGTTGTTTTCACGACCGGATTAATTATCCAAATTAGCCGCTGAATTATCCCGTGCAGCAGAGATTTTACCAGTACCGTTACCGGAAGAACCCTTCGTCATGCCGTCCCCGGCGCGACTGGTATCTTCTCCCAACAGCTTCATGAGTCCCTCTTGAGAAATGTCTTCCTCAATCTTCTCATCAATGCCCAGAACTTCAAGAACACGGTTGATAACCTTAGGAGTCTTCGGCAGGTAGCCAACGGCACCGATACGCTGAATCGCCTTAGAGAAACCTTCCATGTCTACGTCCACAATCTCCCCAGCCTTGACGTATGGCATCTCTGTCTCTGGGAGGCGGATGTCATTCAGGGCCAGCAGTTGTGGCAGCAGGTTTTCGTTCAGAGCTTCCAGAATGATCTCGTTTACACGCTGAACAAACTGGGTGTGGATGGTCTGTTTTGACTCAGACAGGTTGTAAGAACCGCCCTTGTCGTTACCCACGTTGATGAATCCAGCACCGAGGCGGTCAAGGATGGACTTCTTACGGTCGCTAATCAACTGTGCGGTACTGTACTGCTTGCCCATCCCATCGATCCCTTTCAGGGTCATGGAATACTGAGGGGCGTTGTCCTTGGTGTCAGAAGGCAGCATGAAGAATGACTGCTCACCAGAGTGGGCGTTTGCAGCATCTTCCATCAGGCCACGAACCATCTCCGCTTCCGGGGAGGACGGGTCCATAGCCGCCTTGTTAAGGATCTGGGAAGGGATCTTCAATTCGATCACACCGCCCATGTCCTTGGTGGCACCAACGACTTCGAGGTTCTCAATCAGAATCTTTTCACGCCAGGCGCGGTAACATCCTACCAGGGGTGATACGCCGAGAGCTTGGGAGGAAGAACCACCCGTATTCATGAGCATCACACGGTTGATAGGGATGATTACGTCACTCATCCGGGTGGATGTACCACCAACGCCGATTTCGCTGGCTGTGTAGTTCTGGAAAGCCGACAGGGATTGTTTTACACCGACGATAGCAGAACCATCTTCGTTATAGACAATCGGGTTTGTACGGCTCAGTGAAGCTTGTGGTCGGAAAGCAAGGTTTTTAATCTTGTACTTGCCGATGTATTCTCCAACTGTTACCTGCGTGTAGACTTTCTCCACAACGGACAGGCCATACTCGTTGAATGTCGCAGCATCACGGGCGAACTGGCGGAGGGTCTGACCATCCATGTTCTTCAGGCAATACTCGACGAACTTAGCAGCCTTTTTGGACTCCTCAGATTCACCAGGGATTACCTTGAAGTCCTTGAACGCTTTTTCCACGAAAGTGTACAGCATGTCAAGGCCAGTCGCAACAGTCGCATCCTGCTTCATGGATTCAACTGTGCCGATCAGGTTAGGCCAGCGGATCTCTTCCGCCTTCATACGTTCTGAGTCAACCTGAACCTTTGCCAAAGCAAAAGTCCCCTGCTCACTCATACGCATACGGGATACGTTGACCTGTTCGCTGGTGGCCTTAGCCACACGAACTTGGCGATTACGATTACGTTTTCTTGACACGGCATATCCCCTGTGGTATTAATAACGTCGTGAAGCGTACAAAGTAGGGGCATTTGGTCGAGGAATAGCGACGGCGCGGACAACCTCGGTCTTCTCCAGGAAGTTAATTCCTGATGCCACGGCATCCGCCCAGTCATCCTTACGGGACCCAGTAGAACGCTCACCGTTGAAAGCTTCAAGCTCTTTCATCAGGGCGATATACGTGTCCATCGGGAATGACTTTTTGACGATCCGGACAAATCCGTTTTGAGCCAATTGGGCGAACGGAGAGAAGCGGGTAAGCTTCGATTTGTTACCGGGCGTCGGGTCTTTTTCCACCAAGTACCCTTTGGAGATAAGATCTCTGGATGACGTTGTAAACTCAGAAATACCTGCTTGGCCCGGGTCAACGGAGAAGATGATGATTGTATCGTCACCATCAATGATCGCCTGTTTGGTGATCAGTACATCACGCTCGCCAGCCTTTTTACAAAAGCGGCCTGCGGTCCCGGTAGACCATTCACCGTCGTCGATGAAGTCTTCATGGTAATCTCCGAACAGGTAGTAAAACCCGTCGTCATCACGCGCCACACCGATCCCGGCAGTGAAGTCGGGGGTCTTGTTAGCTGTGGAGCGCTCCGTGCCTGCCTTATCGTAAGCACGTACTTTAGTGACGTTCAGTGGGAGGCAATCAACCTCTTTCAGGAACTCACGTTTGAAATAGTTTGCACCTTCCGGGCGGGCATCCCAGTTGCCGTGAAGCAGACGGGCGCGGTCAACGTCGTTCAGACCTTCCAACTGGGCAAGGTATTCCGGGTTGTTGATCAGCATCGGAGGGTTGTCGTAAATGGTGGAAGAGATGAAGCTGAAAGATACCGGGCGAGTTTTCTTGCCGTATCTCTCTTGGAGTTCTTCCTTGGTGGCACCCCAAATGTAGTTGTCGTCAATACGGACAAACCAGCGGATGACACCGTCACGCTCTGGGATCGGGAAGCCGTTCTCGTCCAGATACCAGTCAATCATTTCCCGGAGTTTGTGATCCGGGTCCGGGTTACAAGAGATAACCATGCGGGAAGGATATTTCGAGCCAGAACGCAAACGAGACATCATGTACTCAAGCTGTTCCCACTCAAACTGTGTTCCTTCGTCCACGCCGATGAAAGTAAATTCCAGACCCTGGATGTTGTACTTATCGTTGATATGCTGCATGGACTGCCACTTCACCGTCGCCCCGTTAGGGAACGTCGCAATCATCTCGTTCTCTTTGAACTTCGGCTTGACGATTGGTGGAAGCTGGTTGTAAATATCTTTAGCCTTGTCGAACAGACCGCCCTGACCACGAATCTGAGGCACTGTACGGCGGAACATGATACATGCTGTACGAGGATCGTCTACGATCAGGAGCGGCATCAACTGGAGCAGGTAAGACTTACCTGAACCTGCTGCACCACCCATGACGAGGATCTGGGCCTTGGATTCGAGAACCATCTGTTGCTTACGGCTCGCAGGTGCGAACGTAGCTGACATAATTCTCCTGAAATAAATGTTGACAACTAATGCAATATGGGTATATTACCATAATACGGCCCAAAAGAAAAGGCCCTCCACGTATGGAGAGCCTTTTGGCACAATCACTTACCCTTGTCGCAGACTTCCCCAACCGAATCGTGGAAGAGGTTGCAGACGTATTGCTGGAGGTCTTCGAACCTGCGTTCTATTGTCCCTGCACGTAAGTTGTTGTTACTAACCACAACTCCGGCCTCACCGTTGTCAGCACCCCTCTTCAGGTACTGCTTTGGCGGCGACTTACGCATTAGCTCTCTGTCCGGCTTTGCTGCAAGGTCTTCTATCGTGGTGCCCTTGAAGGCAACCTCTGGGATTCTGTCTTTATTGCTACATCCTGATAGTGCCAGAACCATGAACATTCCGAGAATAAACTTCCTCATCAGTCCCCCAAGGATTCATTGTACAGGTCGATAAAGTCATCATCCAGCCCTTTCTTCCGGGCGGCTTCAGTCTTGTTGTATTCGATCTGCTTGTGAGTTACATCCTGGGTACGCTTCTCTTCAAGCTTGCGCTTCTCTTCAGATACCCGGGCCAGTTGTTCGTTAAGAGACACGTTCTCGGCCTTACCTTTGTCGATAAGGTCAACGTACTCCTTCCCTTTCTTCTCCCACTGGACATTAGCAGACTGGAACCCACGGTCATATGCCGCAGACTCCTTCGTACCGACGTACCAGTTGAAGGAGAAGATCAGTGCGATCGCCACTGCAATGCCGATCAGATACTTCTTGTATTTCAGAATAAATGCGTTCATACTTCCCTCCTCTGAGTAGTTTATCACCGTTTGCACAAATAAAAAAGCCCTCCACGAAGGGAGGGCACTGAGGCGAAGGAGAGGAGATATTTCTGTTATTATAAGAATGTGGTGGAACTGAACGGATTTGAACCGCCGACGCGATGCTCTTCAGGCAACCGCTCTACCAACTGAGCTACAGTTCCAAAATAATCAGGGACTTGCGTTACTCCAGTATCGGAATCCACATTGAGTACGCCTACTCAACCCTACTCACATTCAACCGGAGCCTGATTATCTATTTGGCAGAAGAGGAGAGACTTGAACTCTCAGGCCCCTAGGGACCCCGGATTAGCAGTCCGGTGCGGCTACCAATTTCGCCACTCTTCTAAATTGGCGGAAGATAATAGAGTCGAACTATCACCGTGGGGTCGCCACAGCGGGCCGGGGTTCAAATCCGGGTGCGTACCACTACGCCCTATCTTCCATTATTTGATAGAAATCCAAGCCGTTTTAGTGTTTGTCGGGTAGGTTGAATTTCTGAAAAGTGTAAGAGGTGCTGCGCCAGCTCCACCTTGTGCGTTAACAAAGGCTGAAAGTTGGGCATCACTGACGGGCTGGAAAAACACTTCAACTCCGTCCAAGGAAAGATGGATTCCATCGCTTCCCATATAATAAGAGATAAGATGCCAACCCGTCTTTACGTTTTCCGTCCCGGACATCGGGTTTGCTTGACCATTCCAGCCATAGAAGCAAACCCTTAATTGATCACTTACCAACTTTAGCCCGAAAGACCAATAGTTTATACCGGAATTCTGAACCATGAATCCGATCAGGGTGGGGTGGATCTGGTTAGGATAAACATCATTCACCCTATCAACATAAACCATGGCGTCTACCCTTGCCCCTCTTCGAAAGGCAGATAAGTTTGACCCGTAGTTGTACGAGATGTATCCGTTATTTGATTGAATAACATCGTTACCACCAAACAATGTCTTTGTTACACCAGAATAACCTGTTGGAGACCTATTACCAGACAAATCGGGATTCATGCCATTCTGAGCCGAGGCCAAGAACAAGCAAGTCGATGGATCTGGCGGTGGAAGATACACGCCCGCCGGGCGACCACCAACCATTAGAATTTCGTTCATACACACCTCGAATTGGGGTGACCTGTGGGACTTGAACCCACGACTGCCCGGTTCACAACCGGGGATTCTACCTGCTGAATTAAGGCCACATTTCAGTGCTCTCCTGTTGAAGCCATCACAGCGTTGCTGATCCATCATTCAACCCAAAAGCACTCAAAAATGGCGGGGGATGGAGGATTCGAACCTCGCGTTAGCGGGATCAAAACCCGCTGTTTTGCCAATTAAACTAATCCCCTACGCTGGGTGAGATAACCCGATCACCACGGGCAATAAAATTGGAGCGGACATCCGGGATCGAACCGGACTCATTAGCTTGGAAGGCTAAGGCACAACCACTATACCATGCCCGCTTTATGTGGTACTCCAGGAGAGATTCGAACTCATCACTGACATGATCCTAAATCAAGTGCCTCTACCAATTGGGCTACTGGAGCGAAGATGGATGCGGGGGTCGGATTCGAACCGACGACATGAGGCGTATGAGACCTCCGCGCTACCGCTGGGCCACCCCGCAATAATTTGGTCGGTGTACGAGGACTCGAACCTCGGACCTAATGCTCCCAAAGCAATCGCTCTACCAAACTGAGCTACACACCGTGTATGGTTGGAGATGGTGGTTTCGAACCACCGACCTGACCCTTATCAAGAGCCTGCTCTACCAACTGAGCTAATCCCCAAAAGTGGCGGTCCTAACGGGATTCGAACCCGCGACTCTCCCGTGACAGGGGAGTATGTTTACCGCTAATACCATAGGACCTGAATTTGGTTTTGAGATGAGAGTCCGAGTCTTGTACAGCCTTACCCGTTGTCAATTGGCAGCTATCGCGCGATTCGCACTTCCGACACGGGATTTAACTGTTACACCTCAAAGATGGCAGGAAGGTGAGGAGTCGAACCCCCGGAGCCGGGGTTGGAACCCGGTGGAGTTCCACAACCCCATTAATCTACCAACCTAAAAACTGGTACACCCAACGGGACTCGAACCCGTATTTGCCGACGTGAAAGGTCGGTGTCCTATTCCAATTAGACGATAGGTGCTTTTAACGAATAGCCATCGAAATGACTATTGATTAATTACACATATTGTTTGGCTGACGGTACTGGATTCGAACCAGTTATCCTGGGCTTAACAGGCCCCCGCATGTCCATATATGCTCACCGTCAATAATAGGGTGCGCCCCTTCCGGTGTGATTACGCAGTTATCGTCGAGGGAACTCGTAAACAGGGACCTTCAGTTGGACGACTTGCGGTTAGCTAATCCGCTTCCTTTCTTTACCGTGGGCCGCAGGGAATGCAAGCATTTTACCTGAAGATATTTCCACGGTTTACCTGGTGGACCGTCAGGGACTCGAACCCCGAACCTCGGGATTAAAAGTCCCTTGCTCTAACCAATTGAGCTAACGATCCGATCTGGCAGTAGGAGGGAGATTTGAACTCCCGGGACCAGGGGCTACCTGATCCGACACCTTTCCAAGATGCTGCTTTAAGCCACTCAGCCATCCTACTAAAATTTGGTGGGGAGTGATGGAGTCGAACCACCCGAGTCGCAATGACAACAGATTTACAGTCTGCACCGCTACCTCTACGGAAATAACTCCCCGAAATTCTCTTTTGTTCGGCTCACCTGATATCCATGAGGCTGCGCTACCTCATATAGACCTTATTCGCTGGACCGCCCCGTTGTACACCGTGACTATCTTGCGAGTTCGTTAACAGATGCCCGACAGAAGAGAACTTTAATAAAGGCCCCTAATGAGGGCCTTTCAATTACTCATCTTCCCCTACCACTTTATACTCACGAATTTCGGTTGTCAATGGCATAACCGCTTTTAGTTCATCAGATGAACCTGAGTGAGTCTGGGAGGAGGCAGATGTTGTGCCGCCTGCTGCGTCGTCTTCGTTATCCTCTTCAGTGTAGAGGTTGTTAACCTCTTTCGCCTGCTCAAGGATATACTTCGCCGTCGTTTCTTTCACCTTCTCTGTGCCGGAGGTCAGAAGACCTTCGAGAGTGGAGATAGCTTTCGGCGTCAGACGGGCTAATTCGCCTCGGAGATTAATCATTGCCTTTTCAAGGGCAATGGCTGTACTCTCCTCTTTGCTTGGGCGACCACGCTTACGAGTTACAATCGCAGCCTTGCTCATAATGCCCCCATTGAGTTAGTGTATTCATCTTAGCAGTATAATTACACTATGTCAATAGGTTACATGAAAATTGGCAGCGACTCCAGGATTCGAACCCGAACAGCCCGGCGATCAACCCGGGAGCGAAGTACCCTATTGGATAGATGGTCTACTCATGCCTGAGCGATTCCCATTTCTCCTCAACCTCAGTCGCCAATGTGTGGTGCCCCTCCCCGGAGTCGAACCGGGAACTCCTGCCGTTTGAAAGCAGAGCCTCTACCTTTTGTTGGGCCAGAGGGGCTTGGAGCAACGTACTGGATTCGAACCAGTGAACACCTCGTTTGCAGCGAGAGCCGTTACCAGACTCCGGCAACGTTGCATGATCTGGTGCTGGATGCAGGGGTCGAACCCGCGACCTTCTGATTACAAATCAGTTGCTCTACCAACTGAGCTAATCCAGCAAATCTCCCAGCAAGTCCGGTAGCTGTTACACTCCGGGGGAGGGAGAAATGGGCAGAGGACGTATGCCCGTGGGGTTGACTTCCCCTTACCGTCCAGCAAAACATGTTTCACGTTACGGGTGGTCGTAAGACCTGAAGCAACCGTCGCTATTCCAGAGGTCGTCGATGGAGCCGCTGTCTTCCGGCTGAACTGGCCCAACGTCATCGCAGAGGGTCCACTTTATCCATCCACCTACTTGATTGTCATCTCGTTCGGGACATATTCAGATTACTTGGAGTCATGTTCTTTGTCAACAGGCTTTTTATCGTTTGCACAAAGATTGCACATTATACTCCGTTTTGGACCGAGATATCGGTTACCGCACACGAAACAGAGGCAGATGTAGCCCTTGTATTCGTGGTTCCGGGGGTCATCAGCCCCCGGCAGGTGATTAAAGGTCCGGGCGCTCATCGAAAACTCCCCAGTCCTCTTCATTTCTTATACCCTCACCCCAGCCTACGAAACCGTCGAACTCGTCTTTCATGTCAGACTCCCCAATTGTGTTCAAAGAACTCAAAATCTTCTTCGTCACGGATACCATCTCCGTATCCAATC